AAATCCTATGAACAAGCTTGGGATGCTCCTAAAGGCTGGAAATGGGCTTTAGAATGGGAAATAGATAGTGTTCTATACACTCATGGTACAGGATCATCAGGACAAGCAGGTGCAATCAATAGAGCAAGAGATGCTCGTCAATCAGCAGTCATAGGTCATATTCATAGCTTTGGAGGTGTGCTTTATAGTGCATCTGACAAGGATATGATATTTGGCATGAATGTAGGTTGTGGTATAGATATTGATGCCTATGCAATGGAGTATTCACGACCTTTCCCCAAAAGACCAACATTGGGTTGTGGAGTGGTTTTAGATGGTGGAAGAGTTGCTATATTTGTACCAATGCCACTAGGCAGTAAGATTATTAGGTTACCTAAAAAGTAACTATAGTTTAGTAAATAAAAGAAAGTGTGTATCGTATTGATTATCAATAAGGTATGCACTTTTTATTTCAATATCAATTAAATCGTAAATTTGTATGAACAGAGACACAGACGTTAAGATCAACCAATTAATGAAAGAAAAGACTCACCTAGAAGCTAGACTTGAGTTAATTGTAAAAGAATTACGACTTACTGTACTTAAAAATAGTATCACAAATGTTAATGCACATCATACAACTGACCGAAGAGGAAGATGAAAGTTATGAGTTCCAAGATAACTCAGAAGAATCAGATGCCTATATAAACATCTATCAGGTGGCGAGTGTAACTGCTGATGATGAAAATAGCGATAGATGTTTTGTATATATGGCTAACGAAGATTATTTCTATGTGAATGAATCAGTAGATAGTTTTGTTGGAAGATATCAAGCAACCCTTTATGGGTCTGTATTGACTAAATTTTATGATAGTTCTAATAAACAGAACTGAAAAATAGCTCTCATGTGTGGTGTGTGATTGTGTGTAGTTTTGGTTAACCCTCAGGTAAAATCTGGGGGTTTTTTATCAATCATATAAAGTTCATTTATCAATCATAAAAGGTAGTAATACTACTCTATTATCAAAAAATGTAAACTGTTCAAGTTTTGATAGCGTTCACGAATTCGTGAACATTATAAACTGTTGTTGTAATTGAATTATAATAAGTTGTCACAAATATTTAAAAAATTGTGACATAATTTGCATGAAATTTCCCAATAATTCATGCAGATAATTGTAAGAACACTACATTTATTCATACGATAATGTGTCAAAAAACGCACTTTTTGGTACATATTTATCCTATATAAGTCAAAAAAAGACGCCACTAAGAATAGCAGCGTCTAACTTATTAAACTACAAACAAAACATACTACTTTTTGTTATACATAGATGAAGCATATCCTATAGTGCTTACAACTGCTATAACGTATGAAAGTCTTTCGTACCATTCCCAACCCAATGGATTGTACTTATTGATAATAAATGCAAATGGTAGATACAAACCTACTAATAATAGTAATAGATTTATAATAATTTCTTTATAAATATTCTTATTCATAATTAAAATGGTAGGTTTTTGCCTGTTCCTTTAAAATCACCTGCTTTAAATGTGTCCATTTCACAATAGAAATCACTTTGTTCAGGTCCAGCGTTCTTTTTGTCTTTGATAAGGATAGAACACCATCCTTTGTTAGTAGCTGCGAACTCATTAAGTTTCTTTAAGTCCTCTGGACCAAATGATACTTTTCTGAATGATCCATAAGCTGATCTAAGTGTGAAACATCTTCCTAAGAAGTTCTCTTTTTGCGTTGCCATGTTATTTTTGTTTTGGTTTATAAACTATTCTTGTGATCCTTTGTATTTTCTAACTTGCTCTTTAAGTTGTGCTCTCCACTTAATATCAATAGTACCATCGTTTAAGATGTCTTCTACTAATTTAATAGTTTCAGCAGTTACAAACTTGCCTTCTTTAGGTACTACAGTAACCTTAACATCTTGTTTAGTTGTCTTAGTTACGTTTTCTGATTTGTTCTCTAACTCTAAATTTTCCATAATTGTTTTTTAGCGTCCTTGACCTCTATATGCTTTTGGTCTTGAACTGTGTTTATTATATGATTTCTTTGCCTTACCTTTCTTCCTCGTTCCGAAATTCACCTTTGTACTCGTCCCAGATGCTGATTTTGCTTTCGCCATTGTCTAAAAATATTGTTAAGTTAATTGTTCCGTCTGATACTTGCTGACATACTATTGATGTACCACCACACATTCCTAAGTGTGTTAAAAAACTCATCTGTGATACACTTAAACGATCACCAATAGCTTTAATCTCACAAGCAATAAACTGACCATAGTTCTTATGATAACCAATAATGTCAGGCAATCCTTTCTTACCAATAAAAGACCTTCCCTTAACTGCTAGGTTATTATTCCTCCATACTTCATATCCTAGACTATCTAAATATTCTAGCATCATTTTGGTCAAGTCACTTGCTGTCTTGTATGTCATATAAACGAAATTACATTAATTTATTTAATTAAGATGTGCAAGAACAATTAAAAGCAGGGTTTATATCAGTCAAATCTTGACCTGTAAATAAATCATTTTGTGCCATAATTAGTAAGTGTTTATAAGTTGTATCTTGGAAATAAGTGTGTCCTGCACCATATTTCTTACTCATTTCCTCATCTTCTATCCACTCGGTAGCTAATTCAGGATAACTACGCATAATGTTAATTATTGCGTTCTTTCCTTTAAGGAAACATAAAGTACAATTTCCTAAAATAGCTGGTATTTCTAAAGTGTAAGGTTTTTTACTCCAATAGTCATTTACTTGTGCCTTATCAATACCTGCTTCAAATAAAGGAAATCTAGGATGTATATAAGCTTGTCTTTGTTCATATCCTTTAACCCTTCTTTCTTCATCTGCTCTAAAACCTACAAGCCATTCATAGTTTTGTTTGCCATGATTAGCTCTTAACCATCTTTTAGCAGTGTTAATTTTAAACTCTATTGTACAACCACGCTTAACTCTATTAGGTATATACTTCCATTTAGCTTTCTCTAACATACCTCTAAATCCACCTTCAAACATCACCCTAATAATTGGGATGCCTTCGTGTGCCTCAAAGTCATTTATAAATTTATAAGTCTTAGGATGTTCTCTACCAGTATCGGCAAAGATTACTAAATCACCTTCACGATAGTTTAAAATTGTCATCAAGGCACTTGTCTTACCACCACTAAAATTAATTACTCTTTTCATTTTGTAAATTTATGTCAATCCCATCTTATAATTTCTTGCGTTGGCACTTTTATATATCTTACGCCTTCAACTATCTTAGTTTTACCCCATTTAAAGTATCTTCTTGCCTTTGTTCTAAGCATTTCAGCTCTTATAAAGTAGATTCTATCTTTAAGGTCAAAGTTAATAGCAAAGAACTCTACTCTTGTATCTGCTATTCCACTAGGTTTACCATTATTCTCATATTCAAGCCACATATACTTTTGCTTTAGGGCTTTTGGTTGTTGGATGACCAATATTTTTGTGTTCCTAGCAAACAATAACAATGCTTGGTAAGTGCCATCAGCAGCCTTAGCTTGTTCTATGTCGAACTTACGAGTATTCTTATAGTTCCTATTTAAGTCCACTTCTTTTAGGTAGTTTTAGTTTTCTAGCATAAAAATAAAGCGTTCTAGTTCCCATACCTATACCAACTGCTACGTCAGTAATCTCATTAAATCTAGCAGTATCATACCAAGCTTTAGTTACGATACGTTCTTTCATGTTTTCAATGTTAAGGTCTTCACCTTCTTTTAATTCCACTTCAGCAAATTTTTGGTAGTGTTCATTCATGTTTTATAGTTTATAGTCTTCAAATGTGGTTGTTTCTCCAATAAATCTTACAGCTAGGTTGCCAGTTCTTCCATGTCTATTCTTTTCTACCTTAACGATAACAAGGTCATCAGGATTGTATTGCTTACCACCTATTTCTACAGAATCTTTCATTTCGTAGTAAGATGGTCGCATAAGCATAATAACAATGTCAGCGTCTTGCTCAATACTACCTGATTCTCTAAGATCGGATAACATTGGTAGCTTATCAGCCCTTTCTTCAACCTTTCTAGATAACTGCGACAAAGCAATAATAGGCACTTCCAACTCTTTGGCTAAGGCTTTAAGGCTTCGGCTTATATTACTAACCTCTTGCTCTCGGTTCTGGTTAGCCTTACCTTGTCCACTCATTAGCTGAAGATAGTCTAAGAAAATAATCTTAATGCCATACTTCTGCTTTAAAATGGTAGCCTTAGCTCTGAGTTGTGAGATACTGATTCCTCCAGTATCTTCTATGTAGATGGGTGCTGTGATTATCTTGTCATCTGTCTTTAAAAGTACCTTTCTTTCGTAGTCATTCAAATTATTCGTTCTAAGGTTCTTTAAGGGCACTTGACTCGTTATTGACTCTAACCTTTCAACTAACTGCTCGGAGCTCATTTCAAGGCTAAAAATAGCCGTAGGAACGTTATTTAGGATAGCTAAGTGATAAACACTTGAAAGCATCATTGCAGTCTTACCTGCACCAGGTCTTGCAGCTATAATACATAAGTCAGGTTTACACCAACCTGCTATGGTTTGATTTAGCTCTTGAAATCCAGTATTAAATCCTAATAACTCTCCATTTTGTGCTTTATCACGAGCATAATTGATAGCCATAACTACATCAGTTATGCTTTTCTCATATAGATTTCCATATTCTAGTAAATCTATAAGTTGACTATTTAAGTCAGAAAGTAAATCTATAGCTTGACTATCATTGTCAAGACATTGATTCTCAGCTATTCTAAGTACTTTATAAGCTTCACGCTTTTTATACATCTCAATAACAATCTCAATATGTGTATTAATGTGATGGCTAGAAATTACATTATCAGTTAACTTTGATAGGTAATAAGCTCCACCAATATCTTGGATTTCCTTGTCTTGGGAAAGTTTTTGAGCTACAGTAGAAAGGTCTATAGATACATTGGTATCATACATTTCCTTAATAGCGTTAAAGATTTTTTGGTGCTTTAGATCGTAGAATATCTCTGTTTTTAGATGACCTATAACCAATGGTATAGTCCTTTTATCTAAAAGTAATGCTCCAAGTATATTAGATTCAATATCTAAAGCTTTTGGTAGGTTTATAGCAATCATTTAAGTTTAATTTGTGTAGTTATTTTGTTTGTAGGTACGTCTTGGTTGAATTCCTTTGGCTTAATTATCTCATCGTAGTAAGATTCGTTATTTAAGTATGTATCAGGA